ATCAGCAACCTGACCGAACAGCCTGTCATATTTGGCGAGGAATGCTGCCTGTCGCTGAAGGAATTTCTGTCGGAATATTTCCGTGTTGCTTGGCATAGTCTAAATTCTATATTGCTTCGCTCTTCTTGTCTGTTTTTATTACATCCCAACCGGGAAAGTTATGTGTAAATATTTGGTATGCCCTATCTTCCTGAATTAGTGTTTCCTGACCTCTTGGTGTGTTAATATCTAATTGCATGGCTCTTTTTTAAATTGTTCGGCATACCAACTTATTGTTTTTTTCAACCCTTTCCTGAGTTCAGTTTTCGGCTCCCAATCCAAAACTCTCTTCGCCAATCTTATGTCAAGACATCTTCTGTTGATCTTATCAATGGCTCTTTTATCTCCGTAATAAATATTTTTTTCCGTTCCTGTGAGTGCTGCAACAAATTCGCATAGGTCATCAACTGAGGTCTCGACTCCGGTTCCGATATTGATTTCCGTATTGAGAGCATTTTTCTCAACCGCCTTCTGTAAGGCTTCCACAACATCTTCAACAAATGTGTAATCTCTTGTATCATTGCCATTCCCGTTTATATAAAATAATTTATTTGTCAGTGCGCAATCAACAAGACGCCCAATAACTCCGCAATATGGATTTGATGCTATTTGATTATATCCATATACATTTGACAGTCTGAGTGTTATGTAGTTCCCTCTCTGTTGCAGATATGCCTCGGCAAGTCTTTTTGAAATGTCATAGGCATTACTCGATTTTAATTCAGCATCTTCCGGCGTGGGGAATATGTCTGCGTTACCATAAACAGAACTTGTGCTTGTGTAGATTATCTTTCCCTGAAACTGTTTGAATAACTGAATTGTGGCATGGGCATTATTTTCAAATGTCTCCACCGGATGCGTCATTGCATAAATAATGTTTGAAGTCGCACAATGAATTAATATTTTGTAGTGATCATAAAATATCAAATCCTGAAACTTCATTACAGAAAAATCAATGTTCGGCGGTACGTTTTGCATATCTCCGAAAGAGAGATCATCAATACCCATTACCGGGTAACCTTCATCTGCTAATCTCTTCGCTATATTACTCCCGACAAATCCGGCAGCACCTGTTATTAAGATTGTTTCTTTCATATTACCAACATTCTAAAGGTAGGCAACTCGTTTCACGTTTCATTCTGTATCCATTGATTGTGTCCCAATCCCATGTATTCATACTCTCGAATATAGCCGGGCGGAATGTAGTATCACAAGCATCATAATAATCGAATATCTCCCTCTTATGCGGTTCATCATAAAGTTCTATCGTTGTTTTTATCGTACACCTCCAACAACCTGAATCGAGAGAAACTTTCTCACATGAAAAGAAAAGCACGGTAAGAAGCACAAATCGTGAAAGTAAGTTACCTGCATTAAAAACGAACAGCCGATTTTCATTGAAAGAACGCACCGTGCTTTTCATATCCTTCCTTCTTTCCTCATCATAAGGAAACTATCAAAAGATAATTGCCCGTACTGATGTATGTTGAAAATTATTTGATTTTTCCATTCCCTCAGCAGGGATGAAGTTCCCGGGTCGCCCAATTCATAATCCGTATGCCTCACCTTGTAATCAGCCATGAGACAGGTTCTCATGCCCTGTTCCCTGATCTTTGGAAATAGTGCGCCCTCTATCCATCCGTATCTCTTTGCATTTGGCGGGTAAGGTATCTCTTTGATCGCATTGAGCAGTTTCCCGCTCAGGCCTATGAGCGCCCAATTAAGGATATTGTCCGGGAATGTATATACCCTCACCCCGGCAAACCATAGTTCTGCTTTCGGGAAGTTTTGCAAAAGACCAACATGATCCGTCATCATAAGGCTCGCCAATCCGAACCCTCCTTCCCTTATGACATCACCCATGGCCTTAACCCATCCTTTGTCTATCGGATGTTCGTCAGGATCACAGCCTATCAGAACATCGTCATCAGTGGGTTTCAGGTATTGGTAGGCCTGTGTCCAGTTCTGTGATACGCCAATATTCTCCATTTTTACATATTCTGAGCCATGGTGTTCGGCTATCTGTATGAGTTTTTCAGAATTGAGTTCCTTTGCTTTGTTCAGGTCGTCAGGAACCTTGTTCCCCTCAACAATCGGGAAGCCAAGGTCAATAATCAGGTGTTCAAATGTCCCGCAATCATTCAGCGCATAAAGCAGCGTTGTTGTCTTTTCAACTTCTGACGGCAGGTTGTAAGCGAGTGTGAAGCATAAATTTCTCATTTCTTTCGGCATTTTTTACAAAGAGCATTTTTTGTTATCAGTATCTTACTGTGGAAGTGATTACCACATTTAGCGCATATCAGCAGGAAGCGTCTTTTCATCAGGTTTGAATATTCCTTTTGTATCATAGTCAACGAAATCCTGACACAGCGTTGCAGCTATCGGCTGTCCTGAGCATAACCACATCTCGGCATTAAAGCGATCCTTTAGGTTCATCATTGTCACAGGTATCAGCCTTGAGACATATTCAGCATTGAACCAAAAGAAGTTACCGGAATAATGGAGCGGCCATCCCTTATTGATCAGCTTGACCCCGCAGGTATCGTACCCGATATTCAGGAACCTTATATCGAGCATCCATTTTCTCAATACATAGTGGTTCATATAATCCCTCCAATACTTGCCTCCTTCATGCCCCGGCCAACTTACTCCCTTTGAATGAACATAGAACCCATAATAACCCTGTGATCTGTCACAGGTCTCTTTCATAAATCTGAGCGTAAAGAATTCATATTCGTTCAGATTAACGGAATGCCCGGCGAGCCGGAGTTTTCCGTGTGGTTCAATTATTTTCAGGAGTTTTTCTTTGTTCTCCTCTTTCCCAAGGCAACAAATATTTGCAACCCTCATATAATCATATAATCCACTATCTTGCATAATGGTAATCTGTTCGGTAAGTACGTCCGCCCAATTATTGATCATGCACACATGGATAAATCCTACAACATTGATTCTCGGCTCTGCCATAACTTTCTTTTTATTAGTTTCATTCCATTTATTTCAGCCTCTTCAGGGAGCATCGCCCCTATGAGGTTGTTCTTCATATTCCTGATATGCCATGGGTCAAGGAGGTAAGTTACATTCGTAAGTTCACAAATGTAATGTCCATGCACCCTGAAGCGGAGCGGGAAGAGATCATTGCCTACATCCTTTTGGCCGATATTGAACATATAGAATTGTCCGCCGCCTCTTGTTCCTGCCAGTAGTATCTCAAAATCCTTGTCGCCCTGCCCCTGAAGAGCGAGCAGTGCATTGACATTCCGGGCGATGAACGTAAAGAAAGGCCTCACAAAAACGTCATTGTCATCCTTCCATATTGTCCTGTAAGGGTTTGTCCAAGACGCCCCGGAGAGGTGTGTTACATATTCCTCAACCGGGAAATACTCTATTCTTAACCCCATTTTCTGAGCGGCTTTCATATTGTGAACGAGCGGAGCGCCATGTTCAACGAACGGAGGAAGCTGCAAATACTGTTCCCGCCGTATCATTGCGCAAGAAGGATGTGTGTACCTGAGAACATCGCTCTCATCAGCAGGGTCACCGCATCCGTCACCCTTATATGTGACAAGCATCAAGGAACCGAGCGCATAAATATCCTCGACCTCCATTATCGTAAGCATCTGCTCGATCCAACCGCCCCGGTGAACAATAGTGTCGTTGTCCATGATCAGGACATACTTTGTCTCAACATAATTCCTGATCCCCTCATTCAGCATATCCCCATGGCCATTTCTCCCACCTCTTTCCCATAGCGTTACATTCGGCCTGTCTGTACTGAGGTATCTGACATATTGAAGCGAATCATCTTCCGATCCGCCATCAACAATCACAATCGGGATGTCAGGATAAAACCTGAGTATTGACTCAAGGCATATTTTTGTAACATCGGCAACATCCCGTTCTGCCATTACTATTGTGACGCTCCTGTTTTTCCACTGTTGAAGGTGCTGTTCCTTGTAATCCCATTCAGGTCTTATCAGTGGCGTTGTTGGTTCGCTCATGGTACAATTATTTCGGGTTTGTAATCGAACCTGTTGTGTATTGGATTGGGATTCAGTGTTTTATTCATCATTGCCAAATATGAATAATATCTCGCTTCTTCGAGGTAATAAACATCCTCCTCCCTCAGTGTCTCGGGCGTCATATACCAATCCAAATGCCTCGCATAGTATGGCCGTGGCGCCCTCAGGCTCTCGTACCAATCAGGCTCCCTTGTCGGCTTATCGCTCCGGCGTGTGCGGTCATAGAGCGCTATCCCAAGGTCAGTTGCACAATGTGAGTACCCGAATGCGTTTTTATTGGACTCCTGTGCCATATTTGCGTGAATAGCTATCTCTGTGACACTATTATCCGGCAGATCACCCAATTCATAGCCGAGCGCACATTTCCAAATCCTTCCTGTTGCACTTTGCAGTCCCTCGTATAGAACAGAAACAAAGTCAGAAGGAACCTTTGAAATATCCATGTCGCTATCCGAGATAATGAAATAGCGGTCATCATAAAGTGTGTATAGTTCTGTCGTGAAAAATGCCCATGCGAGATGGTTTTTCCCCAAGAAATGAACAGGATATTCACAAGTTTTCAACCATTTCAGCATTGGCGGGTAGGTTGAATTGTTGTCTATCAGGACGGGATCGCATCCGGCTTTCTTAAAATCCTCAAGAAGCGGGATCAGCCATGTAAAACGGTTAAATACCGTTATGAACACTTTTATCCCTTTCATCTGATTTTCTTTTTGAATGAGTTACACCTCCGGTTCTCCCGGTCATATCCCTTGAACTTCTTTGATCTGCCGCCTCCTATCTTGTTATGAACAGAAGAGGACGGATTTTTCGCTCCTCCCTGTGATAACCCTGCCATAAATTGTGACATGATATAGGCAAATGACGGTCTGACTTTGACGGGTTCGGGAGCCTTGGCGGGTTCTTTGGTCTGAGCAAGTACCTGACGAATTTCCTTTCGTGCATTCTTATTGCCAACTGTAACTAAATTCATATCAGTTCATTTATAAGTTCAACCCTTTTAACATTGATCTGCCTTAGTCTCAGGTTATCCTGAACATATTCCCATGCAAGAATTCCCTGCTTATAAGCGTCAACCTCGAGGTTTGCTATTAATCTGATCCCCTCAAGAAAGGACGCCTGATCTGTGTAGAACAGCGCCCCGGGAAGGTCAGTCCATTCCTCCCATGCGGGAGCGAGCGTGACGGCTCCGAAAAACGAGGCCTCGATATATGCAATATTTGATTTACACCTGTTGAATATTGTATCAGCAAGCGGTACAGTCAGCAGTGCAGGAAGAATCTCCTTTACATTTGTAAAGTAATGGATTACATCCATTGAGTCCCAATCATATTTGTTCGTTGTTGGCTCGACATACCACGGATGGTAACCCAAGAAGATGAACGCCCATTCAGGAAATTCTATTTTCGCCTTGTTGAATGCCTCTTTGTACTCATAAACATCCCTAACATGACTATCCCCGCCCCGCCATAATATGTTCTGCGCCCTGCCTGTCTTGATTTTCCGCTCTTTGAATATAAAGTCATTGAATCCGTTCGGTATAACCCGGATGTCCTTATTATAGAGACTGTACTGCTTTTTGAGTTCGTTTGTTGTTACCGTTACAACAGTCGCATTTCTCAATATCTCAACTACATACCCCCGGGTTTGGCTATTGTATAATCTGAAATGGTTATTGTCGGGAGTAAGAGCCAAGAGGTTGTCATCATAATCAACCCATAGCGGGATGTGTAAATCCTTCAGGTATTTAGCAAGCGAGACAGCCGGTGCTTCAAATGGCCTTTGCATATATACCAAATTGTAACGGATCAGTTCCTGCCAGTGTAATACAGTTCTATCCCACTGGACAAAATGAACGATTAAGTCATTGAATTTTCTTTCAATGTCAGGGAAGATTCCACCATTCCTGTAATAAGAACAGGCATCAGTGACACTTGGACAAATACTTAAAATTCTGAGCATTTAAAATTAGATTGGTTACTATTCAGTTTGTGTTGGTTCATTTGCAGTCCCGCCGGCCGCTTCTCCTGTCTCTCCTCCTTGGAAGCCGCCACCCGCTTCTCCCGCTTGCATCGCCGTCATAGCCTCTTCCTGTTCTTTTGTCATCCTCTCCAGTTCCGCCTCAACATCAACAATCATCGGGTGGTTCTCAAGTCCTGTCTCCCTTGACATGACACCCCCGTTTACAGAGGAAACGATATTATCAATGGCCTCCGTAATGTTTTCCGGCAGGAACGGTGTGATGAGCGGCTTTAGTTGTGTTGTCTCAGCGACTTTTGAGAGTGAGGTATTGATTACCATCCCAACTGCCACCCTGAGCAGATTCAGCCTTCTCTGTAACCCAAGGCCAAATATCTCCTCTTTGTTTTTCACCGCCATGTGGGCATCCATAAACAGAAGTTTCAGGGCGACCCCGGAGAGTTGACCTAATCCCTTCATCTGTTCAAATGTGATATTTGGTGTCTGACTCAGGCAGTAAATAAACCCCTCAAGGTTATCCTGTTCCATCTTGATTGACATGGGTTCCGTTGCAAGAGCGAGATAATTGGCCTGTGACCCCTGAGTGAGTTGTAATATCTTCCCTGTCTCGCCCTTCTGAGCGTAACCCGCCAATTCCCCGATAACGGTCAGGATCGGCGAGCCGAAATAATCATTTACATCAGCATGGTTGCTGACTATTGTTTCAAGCCTTGAGATCATTGTCTGAACATCCGCCCACTCAGGATATTGCTGCGAATAATACACTACCATGATTTTCTTGACCTGATTCGGTTTCGGGTTTGGTGTTGTCAGCGGGTCAAGTATCCATTTCCCTGAGGCGTCCATTATCCAATAATATTCATTCTCAGCAAGATATATGTCAAAATGCTCAATATCTTTGCCTTCGTCATTCACTTTGTACCCCCGGGCAAAGGCTATCATATCGCCTGTTGCATCGAACATCGGGTATAATGTATCACCGAGGTCAGGCGAAATAATTTTCATCTTCAGGATGAACTTGGCTTCGATTGAGGGATTTTCATTAGGAACAAAGTACCATATTTCTGCCGCCTCCATCTCACTCATTAATCTGCGGGCGACCTCTTTGTTCTTATAGTCCATCTTATTCTCGTTCTGTATCCTGTCAATCAGTTTGACAAGTTCCTTCTGCTGTGTTGAGTCATCTCCATCAACAACTTTCGTCTGAACGGGATCAGTGAGCATGAATCCCACCCGGCGCTCAACTATCAGCTTCTGAAGAGGCATCCCGACCCTTGCCACCGGAACTATCGCCGTAGCGAGAACGGGTTCTCCCGCTTCATTTATTGTCCGGGTATCTTTTTTGATTGTCTTGTCAGGTCTTTTTGTTTTGTCAAATATCTCATGGTCAGGTACTTTGTATTGTTTTATCGCTTCAGGCTGCTCGACCTTAAATTTAGGCTTTGCACTTGAGAAGGCAACCTGTATCTTGGCAAAGTCATTGCCACCAATGAGTTCGGTCAACTTGATTATGTCCATGACTGCAAATGTATTAAATTATGGTAATATTCCACTCAGTTCTGTTATTTTCATTCCCCCCTTGTATAATTGCACCGGATAGAACGTATTTGCGAGAGCATCAAAGTAATCCGGCGACCTTCCCAACCGCTCCCGTGTCTTTTCTTTCGGCTCGATTATTATTTTGCCATTACTTTGAAATATGTATTTTATCTCAACTGCCTCGGCAGTCAATTCAGGGAGCGGAGGTAAACAGGCCTCTGAGCCAAATGCCGGGTTAAGCCAATCCCTTACCGCCCAATACAAATATGCTTTCATGTTTGCAAATTCGTATTCCCCTGTGGTATCATTGAGGTATTGTGCCGACTCGCTGTATTTACATGAATAAGCATTGCGCATATTAAGTTCCTGAAGCCTTGAGAGTACCCCCGCCCCTTCCCCTATTGTGTCAATCATCGCAACGGCTTCCTTTGATTTACTCAGGAATTTATGAACCATCCCTGCTATCCTCATGTGATCAGCTTCCCCCCCGGATTGATGTGCCTCAAATTTTGTTACATAGTCATTGAACCTGTGACACAACACTGAACTGTCACGACCCATGCCTGCAACGTCAACACCTATCCGCCTGTAACCAACTAAATGCTCTTCTTTCCTTTCTTCCCATCTCCTGTTTGCCGCCTCAACCCACAAATAAGGTATCAGGACGTCCTCAGCAACCTCCGGGAACATTCCCCTCACCTTGACCCTGAAAAGGTCATTGGGACGATATAGCGCCCCTTCCCATTCAAAATCTCCCTTATCCTCCATAAAATCATCCTCCTGTATAGGAGTACACCATGTCTCAACCTTATCTTTCACCCATTCATAATCCACTTGCCCGGGAAATATTGTTTTTTTGGTAAGCACATTTGGCGCTGTCAGGTCATCCAAACGGAATGATTTCCAACGGGATGAACGCATGGCCTTGGCAGCATAACCTACCATATTGTTGGGGTTAAATACGATCAGGAGTTTTGCGTTTGATTGCAAGTTTCCTTCAATGGCGTCCCAAACGAGTTCACTGATCCCGGATGCTTCTGTCACTATGAACATTGTGTTGACAGCGTGGAACCCCGTCCATGCCTCTGTATTGTAATCATCAGCTTTGAACCCTGTCAGGAACCACTCTTCATATTCCGTTCTTATGTCATTTGAAACGAGGCGCCCGGAGAGCGGGATCAGGGCGTTTCTGTAAAGCCTAACTACCTCCGGGTACATAATATTCGATATTTGCCTTCCTGTTGGCGCTGTCATCGCCACTTTTGTATTCTCTGCGAGCGCTCCTGTTTTCCTGTTCCATCGAGGTGTCAGGTAGAAAAAGCAAAGAGCGGCAACTGCCGCCACATAGTCTTTTCCTCTTGCCGTCCCTGAGGCCACGGCAACCATTTTGCATCGTTGGATTGCGGATAGTATCTCCTGCTGTTCGGGATCGAGCCGGACGTTCAGCGCTTCAGTAGCAAATAAGTTCCAATCCGCTACCCAACGATGCAATAATTTTATGCGGCCTTTTTCTGACATAGTAAGAAGCCGCCATGATGTGAATTTAGGTATGCTCCGAACCTTAACCCCAAATGGACAAAAGGGTTTCTTTCAAAGAAAGTACTCACCATGGCGGCTGTATATTTAGAACCCATAAGGCTGATGCTTGAAATAGATTTTCTCCATTCTCCGCTCATGCTTCAGGCGATCTTTTTTTGTCTTTGTAACTTTTGCTCTCAGGAATTGCCTTGCCCCGATTGATGTTGACCTCGGCCTCCCTGATCCAAACAAATCTTTTGTTGGCTGTCTTGCGGAATTGTCTGACATCCATTGAATTGCCTTTTTATGTCCCTGATTCCAACGCTTCAACGCAACTCCCTTGTGCGCTCCGGTCATGTTGTGTTTCCCGGCTGCATTTCTGTTCCCCCTTGGCGCTCCCATATTACCTCCCTATTAGTTTGTTTATGTAATTTTTTGAAAACATTGCTTTCCTCAGCGCTCTTGAGTGGTATTGTATCAATGCGCTCCGCTTACGGAATTCCGCCCGGCTTTTCAGTTTTGTTCCCACATTCCTGAAACTCGAATGCTTGCCCGCCGCATTCTTATTACCTAATGGCGCTCCCATAGTTCTGATTTTTTAATTATTAATATTAATGTCCTCTCCCGTGCAATCTCTCCATCTTGCGAGTATAGGCTTTTATTACTTTCAGTTGATTCCTGTGTGTTGAAGAACGTAACAACCTGCCGCCCTTGCCCATATAGGTCGTTCTTCTCTGATGCCTCCCGGCAGCATTCTTATTCCCTCTCGGCGCTCCCATAATTATCTTTTAATAAATTGTTCTGTAATGCCTTGCAAAACTGCCATACATCTTTGTCAGCTTCTTCCTTGAGGGAACTTTTAAATATTTTATCCTTGCTGTATTTTGCGGGATAGTCCCTGCTTTTGACTGTAATCTCCTTAATAACTCAGGCCTCTTTCCCATTACATTCTTTGTGCGTGAGATTATATTTTTAGACCAACTCGATCCTAAAAACTGTTTCGCTCCGGGCGATACTGACATTTTGTGTTTCCCGGCAGCATTGCGATTTCCGTGTGGTGCGCCCATAATTATTTCCTCCTTTTATGTTTAAAATATTCAACCTGTCTGAGTCTTTTCTCTGCTCCGGCTTTTGTCTTGTTCGTCCCGAGGTTCTTCCCGGTCTTGCTGACAACCCTGAACCCGCCCTTAACCTTGCGGATCATCTATTTCGGCCATTTACCTTTGAATACCAAGCCTTTGACCTTGACGGTCTTGCCCTTCTTCTCACCTTTCCCCTTCGGGGTTTTTGGTGACTTGCTTGTTTTCTTTGCCATGGTTATAGTCTTTACCAACCCATTTTTGCCTTTGATTTGTACGCACGGGACATTGCAACGAATTTCTTGCCTCCCGCCTTCTTGCCATACCGGGATATGTATGAATCCCTTCCTGATGCAAGCCTCAGGAAGCCTTTCGCCCCCCGTGACATACCTGCCTTATGCTTGCCCGCCGCATTCTTGTTTCCTCTTGGTGCGCCCATGTCGTTTAGTTTTTAGTTATCAACAATATTTGCTTTCTTCAGGAGGTCAAGAAACGGATCATGTTGTATCTTGCCCTCGAACTCTCTTTTATCTATTGTTCTTCCATAAAGAGTATCGTAAATCTCTTTTATTGCTCCCACATCGCCTGCCATTGCCCTTTGTATTAGTGCAAGTGCAATTTTATCTTCAACTGTTCCCTCGACCTCTTTCAATGTAGGGTTGGACTTGTCTCTGATTTTGACCTTTACATCAATCCACTTTTTGAGAATTGTCGCCCGGTTTTTTGTTCCTTTCGGCTTCCCTTTCGGGTTTCTCACCTCACCTTTCTTGGGTGGAATTATATTTTCAGGATTCGGCATTTTTTCAAATAATTATCAAATCAAAATTCATCATTGCAGCAATAACTTCCTATTGCCATTCTCAATTGCTTCCCGTTAGTTTTTGCCTGCGGTTTCTTCCTCTTGTTGTTTTTTGTATTTGTCATAATACCATTCGATTAAATCTTCTTCAGCCAACATCTCCCCGGGTTGACCAACCATGGAGAGCATCAGTTCCTCCGCTGCCTCACCAACGTCTGTGAGCAGTTCCCTGTGTCTTTGACTTGCGCCAAACATGGTTATCCTCCCGGCCACATACATATCAATGGCCTCGATTTGTTCTTTTGTCAGTTCAATCCTTTTCTTTTCCATTTTTTTAAAGTTTATATCTCTTTATGATCTTCTTGAGTTTCCTTGTGTAGTTATCATCATTACCATGGATGGCCTTGGTTGACACTTCAGCAAAGAATTCCGAGGCATTGTGTAATGAATAGATTCCATACCCTTTCTTACGCCTGTATGCCGCATCGTTTTTGTATTGATTGAAGAGAGCAAAAATCTCTTTCCCTGCTGCCTTATGTTTTGGTGAGGTATGGAACCGTGACCAAACGCCGTGGGCGAGTTCATGTGTGAGTACATGGCCGAGCGGATCGTTGGTTTTTGTTGTCCAAGAGTATGCGTTTCTTTTTGTTGCCGGTGAATATGATTTCATTATGTCGGCAATAATTTTCTTTTTGGGTTGGTTGAACATCTTCTTGTTCAGGTATATCCCGGCGTTTTCCCCGAGGCCGTTTATCAGGTGAGCGCCACTGACCTCATCTTCCATATCGGCTATTTTGATACTTCGATCCTGTACCCCGAGTTTTGCATGGAACTGAGCGATAGTTGCCTTGAGTCCTCTGTAAACGTCAGGATGTTTCACTTTCACCAAATCCTCAACCCCCGTGATCTCTCCCGTGTATTTAATGTCTTTGGGCGATAACCCTCCTGAGGTTTTCCTTGAACGCCCGGGTTTTCTGTTTGCCATCTCTTTGTATATTAATTAGTTACTTCTTGGGTTTTGCCTTTTTCACAACGGTTATTTTAATCTGCTGAGTGAATTTATCCTTAGCGCTATATTTCCCGGTGTGTTTCTTTGTCGGCTTCCATGTTGTTCTCATGCCACTTCCTCCAAATCTATATAAGTGTGTACTTTTGAATATGTTCCGAGTTTCAATTCCTTAACACCTTTGACTTTGAACTTTGTTCCTGCTTTGAACAAGACCTCAGACTCTCCCTTATTCCCTGATATTTCATCTAAATATCGGCCTTTCTTGCTTACTATCCTGAACAAAACCCTGCTTTTATCCTCTGTCCAATTTATCGCTCTTATTGCATTTTTTGAACTTGAAACAAAAGTATCAAATCTTATTATCTCATTCTTTGTCATGTTCATTATAAATTCAAACGGCTGCTCAACGTCTATTGCCCTCCATACATCCCCTTCAAATACGGGAGCCTTGTTGAGTGCCACATTTAATTTATCCCTGACGAACTTTGTATATTTATCCTTTGCTCCCTCTCTTAACCGCCTGTTTAATGTCCGGTACAAGTTTTCGGTGTAAGAATAAATTAACTCAGACTCGGGTTCATTTAACCCCCAACGATCAGCAACAGGCTCTAATTCGGCAGGAAATGGTTGGATAAAACTTGCAAGTAAATCCCCCGAGGCTCCAAACTCGTTCCATTCTTCAGTCTTAATCGGGAGGTCATGCCTTACCCTCCCTCCTTTCCTCACACCGGCTGCTTTCCTGTTAGCCATTACTTGTCATTGATAAATTGTTCAATGTAAACAAGATTGTGATTCTCACAAAACTCCTTCACCTTGTCGCCACCGCCATAGACGATGAGGTTGGGGGACTGCACGCCGGAGACCTTCTGAGCGATCTTCAGTTCCAAGTCCAAACAGGTAAGCGCATCGCTGTACCCCCGTGTCCAAAAGGCGTTCCACCCCTCCGGGAGTCCCATTTGGTTATATTCATAGAACTTCGGGGCAACATTCAGATCAGCATAGGCCAATATGTTACAATCCTGAAAGTACCGTGTTATCCAACGCTTTTTGTATATCTGATGCAAACCGTATGCTATCGGGGTCGCATCCGAGAGGCTCAGGTTCGGTTCAACTACCTGACGGCATCCTGAGGTCAGGACTTTCACCGGGTCTTTCCAAATAGCCTCGAAACGATAATCGTCAACATAAAAGTGATACGTTGCGATCCCCTGCCTCAGGCGGCTGTCAGCACCCCAAGGCCATACAGGTATTATTACCTTCCCGGCCTGCTTCTTGATGTCAAGGGTCGGGATGTCAAATTTATTATTCGATTCATAAAGACAATCATTGAGCATTGAATTGTAAAAGTCAAGATCAGGTATATCATCTTCGTCCTTCTTGGCCTTCGGCTCTTTTATCGCCGGGATGTCCACGCCCCAATCCTGAACCTGATCCGAGTCGAACTCATTGGCGATCATATCCCAATCCCATTGTCCGGCAGAGACATTATCTTTAATAAGAAACGCCTTCAGTTTTTCCAAAGGCGTATCAGATTTGAGAACTTTGCACGGAGCGCTCTTGTATTTTAATTCCTGTAATGCCCGGAGCCTCATGTTCCCCCCGATCACAATATAATGACCATTGAGGGGAAAAACAACCAACTCCCGGAGTGCGAGCATTTCGGGGTCGTCCTTAATTGATTGTAGGAGCGTTTTGTACTCCTCATCTTTCAGGATACGGGGGTTTTTTGGCAAACCCGCTATCTGACCCTTATTGATCTTGAGTTTTACAAGCGGAATCTCAGTTGTCTTGTCAAGCATTACATGACGTTTGTATTTTTTTTGTTATTGATTTGTGTAAAAGTCAGACACAAAATTAAACAAAAAACAATTCAAGCACTGCAAAAAAGGAATTATTTATAATTTATTTTTAGTTATGTTATTAAATATGTGCCTTTTTATTTGGATGTTACAATTTAATATAGTAGATTTGGGGTTTATTTACTAATACTCCTCACATGAAACACGAACTCAGAACAGCTATTAAGGTCATCCCGGGAACTTTTACCATGGAGATACTTGACAAGACCATCAAGGTCAAGACCGCCCACATTTATTATGCTCACCATATCGAGCATAACCCTCCTTTTGATGTTTATCATGTTATTATTCACTTTTATACTTTTAGCAACTAATTAATTTAAAATGGACAAAACAATGGCTTTTTGGAAAGAACTCATCCGTCAGTATAAACCGGAGGAGTACAAGAACAATCCGTTTCTCCTCTCCTTCCGCCCGGAGGGAGAAGAATGGAGATACTTGACAAGACCATCAAGGTCAAGACCGCCCACATTTATTTGGAACGGGTTTGACTTTAATCTAAAGGACGTCTGTACGTTCTATAAGGGGGAGCCGGTTCTCGGCATCCACATCTATGATCGCAAGGAACAACTCATTGATCTTATCAGGGTCAAGATACCTGAACGCAACGCTGTGTTTGTCATGCGTACCCGGGAACATTGCATAACCTGTAAAAGGCTCACTGACAACAATGTCGTCTATTCTTGGGTCAACCGCCTTAACCGGTACTCCACCGGCACGGAGTTTATCTGCATCCGGTGTGGTTCGCACTGGGATTATATCACTTTCGGGGATGTTTATAATGCACTAAAAATTGGTAGCGATGGCAAATAACCCCCTAATCAAAATCAAGAGGGTTGACAGGGCGGAAGAGTTCTTCCGCCTCGATGCCCTTCGGAGTAAGCTGATTGCCGGTGGCAACCCGCCGGAAACCATCAACTCATTCCTGACCTCCCTCCTGCGGGATAGTAAGATAACCACCAAGGCAGGAACCGTCTATGAGGTTATGATCATGGAACAGACCGTCAATTTCAAACGGGCAACCAAGCCTTGCGAAGTCTGTGACGGCACAGGGAAAACAAAAATTATATTCGCCGACTGTCCGTTCTGTAATGGCACGGGGTTGGAAATTTCCAAATGCCCCACCTGTAAGGGTACAGGGATTTTTGAAGATGATCACTGCCCTGACTGTATGGGGTCAGGATTGTTTATACCGCTCATGTAATTTAACCCGGCCGCAAGGCCACAAAATCAATAGAAATGGACATAATGACAAGACAAGAAAGTTTGAACGCCGTCCTTCAGAGAAAGGTCAATGCGTTTGTTGAAAGATCACAGGTTGACTCAGAGGCGCTGCTCGAGAAGCTGAAGAACAGAACTATCAGCGATTGGGTATTCCGTAACCACGAACTCTCCTTCGGCAACCTCACAGAGCCAATGGTTGAGATTTACGGGGAAGAACGTAAGTCGTCCGGGACTCAGTTCCACTCTTGGAAACTCACCCCTCACTCGGCTTATCAGATCGCAGATCGTATAGGCCTGCCTCAGACATGGATCAGCAAATCCGTACATGGTTCCACATGGCAGAGGGATGTCGCCGCTCATGCACTGAATGAATACATGGATCACTACACAGGCAATGACAGGCGCTTCCTGTTGCGCTGTGTTGATGACAGGCTCCGGGGTTTTTTATCAACAAGTTACAAACGACTGAACACAAAGGAGATTTTTATGATGTTTGTTCTGACGGCTGCAAAACTCGGACTTCCGTTGGTAGGTGCTTTTGAAGGGGGCGCCCGTGATTTTCTCGAGGTGTTGAAACCCGAACTCATTTGGATTGATACTCCAAATAACGGCCTTGTCGCTTACGCCCGGGGGATGCAACTGAAGAATTCTGACTTCGGTGACGGTTGGCTCGAACTCCGTTCATGGGGTCTGTATGGCGCCTGTCTTAATGGCAACACGGGTCAGAGGTTCCTCAAAGAGGTACACCTCGGCGCACGGATGGACAAGAATATTATCTTCAGTATTGAAACCATAAACCACGACACAGAGACCCGGGCGCTTATGGTCAGGGACGCCATGGACTATGTATTCTCACCTGAGAACAATGCGTATGAGGCTGAGAGCATAATGAAGGCCTCTGACACTGAAATAGATTTGATGGATGAAGTTCACCTTCTTCCCCAAATAGGTGTCAGCAAGACCGAATCGAAACTCATTGAGACGATCCTTCTCAAACATGATCCCGAGGATGGGATAAATGGCAAACCCTCGAAATTCATGCTCTCACAGGCCATCAGCGCCCTCTCCCGGACGTCTGGCGAGGAGCGCAAACGTGAACTTCAACAGATCGCAGGAAACCTTATATTCACCGAGGCGCCTCCACTCTTCCTTGAACTTAAAGACTGAGCGATGCCCAAGAGACTCCCCAAAGTGCTGAAGATACAGAGCCGGATGAACAGCGATACCGGCTCGCTTCTTCAAAAGATAACCGTCCCGGGACATGATGAAGAATTCATGCTCGGGCGGTTTGTTGTTGATGGTACTACCTTCACAAGACATATTATCCTTGACGATCAGCTTACACGAATCCTCGCCATAGGCAGGACATCAGGTGAAGTTATTGAAAAGTTTTGGAAACTTATTTCGGAAATGGATAATATTGACCTCAAGATATTGATAGGGAAAAGCAAGGATTGTTAATAACGCTGTTAATATCTTTTTGTTTATTTAATTAATTTCAAGTCAACCAATTAATATCTTTGAAAATGCTCAAATTTGTTTTTCTCAAGACATTCATAGGGAAAGGCATAATTGATGCTGAGGTATATACCACTCTGCATCAGTTACTTATTTCTATTGATCCCGTCAGGGCAGACTTTAACTACACAAAAGCCGGGGAATTATTCCGGCGGAATCTGCCGTTTGTATGCGGCAATTATATAATCATCAAAACCAAATTAATTCACAACAGAAATGGAAAATCAAAACGAACAAATTGACATCATTACGGCTCAATCCGTTGGTGTCACTGAGGCTCAATCGAGAGCCGAGATTGACATTCAGATCAGCACGGCAAAGAAATACCCCCGGAACCTGTTTCGGACGGGAGAAAACATTGTTGCGCTTGTCTCTCAGGACAAAGAACTCGCTTCTTCCTGTGTTTATTCTCTTCCCCGGGCAGGGAAGGAGATAACAGGAGCAAGCGTTCATCTCGCCCGTCTTTTGGCATCGGAATATGGTAATATCCGTGTTCAGGCAAGGATTGTTGAGATTGGCGATAGCATGGTGACTGCTCAGGCCGTGGCCTTTGACCTCGAGAAGAACTATGCCGTGAACACCGAGGTCAAGCGCCGGATCACTGACAAGACCGGTCAGAGGTTCAAGGATGACATGATTGTTGTCACCTGTAATGCCGCCCTGTCTATTGCGAGCCGTAACGCTATCCTTCAGGTAATACCTACAACCTTGACGGGGAAAGTATTCAAGGCCGCTCAACACGCCATTATCGATGATCTGACAGATGAGCAGAAACTATTCAAGCGCCGCAAGGAGATTCTTGACGGGTTCCTCAACAACTACAACGTGACAGAGGACGAAATTCTTGCCATACTCGAACTGGAAACCATCAATCAGGTGAAAGAGACACAGATTCTGACCCTGATAGGCCTTGCCAACGCTATCAAAGATGGTGACACCACCGTTGCCGAGGCATTTGGCCGCACGAAGAAGAGCAATGTAGCAAAGGAGACAAAGGAGAAAGTGAATGAGGCCATCGAGAAGGCAAGGGCGAAGAGGAAGCCACCGGTTGCTGCACCGGCTCAGGAGCCTCCATCCACATTTACGACACCTCAACCCGGGACACTGTTATGAAAGAGGAGATTATTGAACTCCGCAAGAAAGGAATTGGAGGTTCGGAAGTAGCCTCCATCCTTGGATTGGATGAATACGGCTCTCCATACAAAGTGTGGCTTGCCAAAACCGGACGCTCTGATGTCCATGTGGACAATAAATACATCATGGCCGGGAACATCCTTGAGGGCGCTGTGGCTGAATACTTTCAGCAGGTAACAGGGAATACTATCATAAAAGCCTCGGCTGAACAGAAAACATACATACATCCGAAATACCCGTTTGCGCTCGGGACTCCTGACCGCAGGTATGTGGCAAAGAATATGCCCGGGAAAGGTATTCTTGAATGCAAAACCACTCAGATGAACTTCGATGACGTACCGATGAAGTGGTTCACTCAGCTTCAGTGGTATTTGGGAGTTGTCGGTGCAAGACACGGCTCGGTGGCGTGGCTGCAAAGGGGGGTTGACTTCAACTACAAGGAATATGTTTTCGATCAGGATTATTTTGACTTCATGCTTGCCGAGGTTGAAAAGTTTTGGGTCAACCATGTCCTGACAGATATAGAACCCGATCCGATCAACGTGGCAGACATTGAGAAGATGTTTAAGCGGCACACTGAAGGGGAGATCATTCAGGCCACCCCGGAATTGATCTTCGCCCACACGTCACTTGCGACCATCAAGGAGGCTCTTGAGGGCATTGTTAAGGAGAAGGAAAAACTTGAGGAGGAGATCAAATTGGTCATGCGGGGCGCTGAGGCAATAATGGACGGCGCAAAATACCTGTTCACTTGGAAGGCCTCAAAGGATTCCAAGAAGTTCGATGTTGATACTTTTAAAACCGAGAACCCTGAACTTTATGAGAAGTATCAGAAGGATGTCCCGGGATCACGAAGATTCTTACTGAAATGACAACCACGAAGGCTACAAGGGAGACTGAAACTTGGCCAAAACCAATTTGATTATGGGTCGAATCGCATACGTTAAGTTTTATCCTCAGGATTGGCTTGTTGGCGTCAGTGATCTTGATATGACAGAGAGGGGTCAGTACATGACCCTCCTCTGTATTCAACATCAAAAAGGTCGCTTGACCCGAAAGGCAATAGAACTCTCTCTTGGTGTAAAGATAAAAGAAATCTCTCCTGATGTTTTAACTAAATTTTTAGTTGACGCCGGGGGTAATTTTTATAATGAACGTATGGAAGAAGAGATTAATAAAATTGCTTATACTTCTCAGATTCAAACAGATAAGATAACTAAAAGATGGTTATCGGTGAAGCCGGAGGCTGAACAAAAAGGATACCCCGGTAATACCGCAGTATATACCGATGTATATACCGGAGCCATACCAATCATATATGATTCTGATTATGATTTAAAGAATAAGAAGAAAGAAGAGTCTGAGAAGAAAGAAGAAAAGGAAAAAAATCTCCTCAAAAGAGAGGAAAATTTCAGGCTCGTTGTGAGATCATTTGATTATTCAACAGGGTACACCATTGAGATGATCAATCAATTTTGTGATTATTGGACTGAACCTAACAAGAGCCGCACAAAGATGCGCTTTGAACTTGAGAAGGTGTTTGATATTCCCCGGAGACTCAGAACATGGCATTCACGCTCCAAGGAATCCAAGACCTTTGAAGTCAAAGGAGACCTGATTACATACAAGGAACTTGTTTACAGGTTCAATCAGGGAGAAAGTGATATGTGGGAGAAATACGAACAGGTGACTCCCGGAGATAAAAGAAGTTTATGGAAATCTAAACCCAAAAATATATGAACAGAAAAGATCAGCTTTTACTAATGGCATTTTGTCAATGTCACGGACTG